GACGTAGTTGACTTCTTCGTTTACTTCGCATATAAGTTTCATGTTAGTTCCTACTGATTGTCGTAATATGTTTTAGAGAGCTCACCACGTACCGTAGTCTCTCCGGTTTTTCTGCACTTAACATAAATCTGTTCTGTCACCCCTGATGGTCTTGTAAAACTTCTCACACCACTTGCAGTTGTTCCATTTGCATCTGAGTATGTGTCTGATGCAGTTGCGGCATTATCATATTCCCATATGCCACCAGACCCTGCTACTGCGACAAATGCCATATTACTTCTTCCCACCAAACGCAAGATCCATCAACTTAATAATTGCTGATGGTGATTTCTGTATGGCATCGATCATTTTCTTTTTATTCTGATCGTTTACTTTATTATAAACTTGAACCATTGCATTAGCAGTTTGCATATCAATTAACTGTGTGCTACCGTTGTCAAACTTAACTTTTTTAGCACCTTTAGTTTTTTTAATATTTTGAATAGCATCCCAAACGGAACCTTCCGATAACTCAGAGTCCTCGTCTTCTTCGGTATACTCAGTTTCTTCTTTTTGAATAGTACCATCAAAAACGTGATTTTGTCCCGGAACAGGTGTGTAATCTGTTTTCGAAACAGTATGCATATTTGCGAAATCTTTTTCGCCTTTAGCACGAGGTTCAAGTGTATCCTTGTCTGATCCTTTGCCTACAACGTAGTCCTGTGCAGGAGCTGCGTTTTCACGGACAAACTTACTGAACTTCTTGATCGACATCTTCTTCCCCTTCGGTTTCTAGTTCTTCGTCTGAGATTTCAAATTCTTCTTCAGGTTCTTCATCTGACATAAAATTTGTAGCGACACTCATTTTTTTAAGTTCAATTTGATCTCTAACTTTCTGTGTTAGCATAGCATCAATTGCACTTTTAAAGTCACCCGCTTGTCCACTCATTGCCATACGAATAGCATCTTGTGTTGTTACGTCAGTCATAATAATCTCCTGTAATATATTTGTTACACACTATTTATACATTTTCATCATCTTGAGAATTTTGATCGTCATATTCGTCGTCAGTACCCTCTTTGGACATCTCTTTGTCCAACTGCTTAATATCTTCATCCGTCTGCATTAATACATTCTTACGCACCCACGCAATAGAATAATATCTACCAACATATTCGTCCATGTCTCTGAGGATGTTGATTCTGTTTTGCAACAATTCTGCATCTTTTAGTTCAGAGAAATGGTTGTCTTCCAAAAAGTCATAGTATACTTGAGGTTTGATTTCATTCCATTCTTCTTTAGTGATTACTCCCTTGAGTAGAAGTTGTTTTTCTAATAGTGTATTAAACAATTCACTGAATCTATTTCTCAATCGATTCACAAATTTGGAAAACTTCAATTCATCACGAGTGATTTCTGACGAACGTCCCAAGTTAAACTGTCCATCTGCTTCCATACGTGATGTCGGAACATTTAATGACTCATAGAGTTTTTTGCGGAAATACAAAACGTCTTCGATCTCACCAAGGTTCTGTCCACCCGGCAGTGTAGAAATTTCAGTTCCTTTTCCACCTTCCCGACGAGGTAACCAATAGTCTTCAAGCATTGTGAGAAACTTGCGATCATCTCTAACTTCACCAGTGTTAGCATCATAGACTAACTTATTCTTATGCTTAGTCATCATATCACGCAAATACTGTTCTGCTTTTGCTTTTGGCAAGTTACCCACATCGATATAGAAGATACGTCTTTCAGGTGCACGTGCGAGACGGTAGATAACCGTTGCATCTTCTAGCATACGGAGTTGATTGAGGGGTTTGATTGCTTTGTGCAGATGAGAGAGAACCATAGTATTCTTCTGATCCATCAGTCCAGAGTGTGTGTATGCAATAGATTCAGGTGCAATTTTAACACCTTGATTCCCTGCGTTGACACCTTTTGATGAATAGATAAAATATTCATTGTATCTCTTGGCAATCACTTCTTTTTGAGATACTGCTTGCTGATTCTTTTTTCTCTCTACACGAATTTTTTTAATTTTACGTGGATCGATATATCTAAGCTCTTTGATACCGTCTCTTGGTTTTTCTTCGTCCAACATGATGTGATAGTATATACGACCATCCACATACCAGTTTTTAAAGATTTCGTATCCACGATTATTGAAATTCAATAAAGATAAAATTTCATCAAACTCTTCTGTGATCCGAGTTTTCATACCCGCACTTAATTTGTCGACATCATCGAGCACAATGTTAACTGGGTTTTCGTGTTCGTCGGTAACAATACACTCATTGATAATATCATCAACAGCACGTTCACATTCTGGTTGAAATGCCATTTCACGATATCTAGTGATTAATGCGGATTCTGTTTTTGCTGTGCCATCTAAGTCTACGGTAGTGCCAAAAACACCACCTTCATTGACAGTGATAGCACCGTCAAGGTTTTGCGGGGGAGCAAAACTTTTGATGGATGGTTTGTCTTTTTCGGGGTCATCTTTCCCGATTTTAAAACCAAATAATTCGATTGCCATAATAGATCCTTTGCGAAAGTTGTGGGAGCAACAGTACTATTTATTACTCCCACATCACGATCATTTTCGATTAAACCGCAATACTACCAGTAGTTCCACCAGAAACTTGCCAGTAATCATATGCCCAAGTTACATCAAACTGTTCTACTGAATCCGCAGTGTCCCAATCTACAGTAATTGCTTGGACATCTAGAGGATAAAGACCGACAAACTCATATACTCTGAGGATTTCACCTGTCTTGCCATAGTGAGTTACTTGTGCAGTTGATTTATACAAGTTGGGTGCTGAACCACCTGCGGCATTAAGATTGCCCGCATGAGTATTGATTGCGTTAGACCACTGTTCCACTGCATTTCTGATTGAAAAATCTTCATCATTAATGATGGTTGTTGCCCAATCTGCAAATGTTCTAGTACCTGCAAGTTTAATCTTCCTGCCAAAATATCCCTGTTCAATCGTTGTTAGTGTCGATGCAGGGATATTTGATGCTTTCACCATAAATGGTGTAATCGCATCTGCCGCTCCATTGATAGGATTCGTAATTTGCACTTGGAAGAGTGATGGTCTAGCACCACCACCCTTTAGAGCACCTGCAAATTCGTTTACGTTAAACGCCATTTTAGTTCTCCTGTTTTATCTCTATTTATCCCGCACGTCCAACGACTTCGGAGAATTCTACTCCGGTTCTTACTGCGACAAAGTTAAGTTGGATAAAGTTGATAGAACGAGCAGGTTTAATGTAGATATCACCCACGAACTCATTGCGGTCAATTACTTCACCTGTGTTGTTTGTGCCGTCACAAACCACTACAAAGTCAGTGATACCACGTCTACCTTGTACGTCACGCAAGAACGGTTCTACTAAGTTCTTAAACTGTGAACGTGTAAACTCATCGTTGAACTCAAACAATGTAAACTTAGCTGCCGTTGAAATTGCTTTTTCCAAGACGATAAACAGTCTACGAACGTTAATCCTGTCGAAAGCAGATGGTTTGCTCAACATTGTCTTGTCACCAAACAAGACTGTGCCTTGTCCGGGGAATGTTACGATAGGGTTGATACCTTTTTTGTACAACTGATCTCTATCTGCTTTAGTTGGATTGAATGCTAACTTAATTGTATTCTTAACATTGCCTCTATTAAATCCTGCAGGTGAGTACCATGGATCACGAGTTAAGTCAGTTTGTACCATTAAACCTGCAGTATCTGCATTGAGTGGTACCCAACGATATACATCGTTATACTTATCGTACTGATACTTCCAACCAGAATCCATAACGGAATAAGAAGATGATGGTAACAAATCACGATATGCGATAATGTCATCACGTTCTTTTCCATCATATGCATTATTGTTTACACAATCTGCTTTTTCTGGTGAGATAACTGCAACACAATCTTTTCTTGAACCTGCAATACTTGTAATTAAGTGTGTGGCAAGTGTCTGGTTTGCGTTACCACCAAGGATCAATGAAATGTCGACAGACTCTGCGTCTTTGAACAAATTATAACCTGTAATTTTTTGAGCACCCGTGATATTTGTTCCATTCGCACCGTAAACAAAACTATTAGTTTTTGGTGCAGAAGATCCACCAAATGTCAAACCTGCGGCTGCAGATCCTGCATTTGTCATTGTACTGCTATGTGCTGTCCACCACATATATGCTGATTGTTGATTGATAACTTCTTTGTAATAATTTGTGGCACCGTCTTCAGTTTTAGCATCAGATGCTTTCGAAACTTTGCTGAAAGTTTCAACAACTTGTCCTGCAATACCAGTGAACTTACCATCTTCATCAACAACAACTACGTGAAGTTCGTCACCAGTTGCTCCTGCATCGGTAGCATACTGTGAAGTTCCCGGTGCACCATCAAAGTTATTGAAGTATTCCCATCTACGAGTAATAGTTCCACTGTAATTAGCAACAGTGTTTCCAGAGTAATCAGATGTCAGAGTAATCGTGTTACCTGATAATGCTTTGATTTTGCATTGCTCTCTATCTGGACCGAGAAGAATAATGTCTCCAACTGTAAACCCAACTTCTGAGTTTGACCCTGCATGTGGTGAGTTGGTTGTATCGGCATCACCTGCAAGAGTAACTGTAGAAGAGTTTCTTGTTGCGTAGTAATATGCTCCTGTTACAGAAGATTCCCACGCAGTCGATCCTTCGCACATAGATACTTTAAGTGAGTTGCCCAACTCACCCGGATACTTAGCAATAAACTCACCCACACCAGTGATTCCAGATCCATAATTTTCGTTATAATCATCTGCACTTTTGACTAGTGTTTGTTGTGTATTTGCTGTATCTGTGATTGCAGTCTGTGTGTCACCAGTGTTAACAACACGAACTACATATAATTGATTGCCATAAGACAAAAAGTTTGCGGCAGTAAAGAAATCTTCAGCATTGTCACTTGTTGGTTTTTGGAAGATGTTTACTAAACGATCTTCTGTGTCAACAAGCACACGTTGCTCAACTGGACCCCAACGGAACTGACCTGCAAATGCACCTTCAGTAGTGCTAACTGCAGGTACCACCGTAGTCAGGTCAATTTCACTTACGTTAACACCCGGTGATACTTGGAAAGGCATCTCTATTCTCCTTTTGTTTAAAGAGTATTATATTTCATTTTGCTAATATTTATAAAAACACTCTCTTTAGAAGGGGTCAAAGTTTCTTTCCATCCAGTTATCATCGAATATATTTCGTTGAGGAACTGTATCTATTACTTCTTCTTCGGGCATTCCATCATCGTAAATACCAAATGGAAGCAGTTCTTCCATTAGTTGGTCTTCGTTTTTCAATCTCAATTTAGTTAATGTATTAATGTCTGTCAGTTCTCTGAAAAATTGTTGATCAGACAACCATGCAAATAATACCAAACACATTACCAAGTCATCATGACAACCCGATTCTGCTTCGAATGAAACCCCTTTTCTGGAGAATGTTGATAACTCTTTTATTGTATCGTAATCGTTAAT